AGAGAATTCTCTCCAAGATTTCGTAGCACCAGACCAGTTTAAGTCTTATGAAGATTTGAAGAAGCGTCTTGGTTATGTTCTTGGTAATAAAGCTCCTGCTCGTCAAGATGCAGAAACCATTGATGAAGATAATGATCGTGGTTCAGCAGAGCAATTAGTTACTGCTACTACAACAGCATCACCTGCTACTGAAGATGATGATGATACGTTATCATATTTTGCTAAATTAGCAGAAGGTTAAAATAAAAAGACCCCCCTTTCGGGGGTCTTTTTTTATGTCGGCATTGTGACCTTTGTATTTTCAGTTCTTATCAGTCGGTCATTAATACGTTCTGAAGACTGTTGATAAATCATTATGTCCCTCATATCATTAAGGAACTGTTGTAGATACATTCGTTTTAAGAGATATATATTTCTTTTCTTATTGTTTAAGTCAACTTCATATTCGTAGTTAGTAATACCTTGAATATTAGTTGAAGCAGTGGTTACATTATTTGCCAGTTTGCTGTCATAATAAGTCATTGTAAAGTTATTATCTACAACCTTACCTTTAGGGAGAATTAATCTTCCCAATGAATCCTTAACCTCTTTGGTTTCATAATACTTAGTGTTATTCATCTCAGTAAGACCATACTTATTCTCTACAAAGTAATATAGGTCTCTATCCGACAAAGGCCATTCATCTCTAACATTAATAATACCAGCAGTAATTAATACAACCCAATCTAATTCAGCATCTCCATATATTTCTTCGGCAATCGTATCAGGTCGTGCTCCTTCTCTTATTTGATATTTGTCGAATAAGGTGAAGACATCTTGTAGGTCGTCACGTATTTTATTTCTTCTGAATAGGTTTTTAACTTCTAAGTAACTTTGAGAAGAAATGCTATCAGATAAAAAATTCTGATATTCTAAATTTGGTAACTCTCTGAAATATCCCATTTTAGTAACCTACTCCGTCGTCGTGATTATCATAATCAAGATAATCTTCATTATAAATTGGTGTTAATTCTGTAAATGCAAGTGTCATAGTCATTGAAATTGGTGAACCATCACTATAGGTTGCCCAAGTTCCATCACCCGTATAATTCATAGCAACATTTTTAAGAGCACATAATTTTATTCTATTTAAGTAATCTGCTGCATCACCAACATATTGAATTTCAAATATATTTGGAGTCTTTAAGAAATTACTACCAGCACCTTTTGGAGCCATATTTCTTTTAAATGCTTTAATGATGGTTCTAACAGATTCTGCTTCTTTTTGAAATCTTGGTGTAAATTTAAATTGATAACTAAAATTTCTTAATGAAGGGCCAGAAAATAATAATTCCATATTTGGATTTATAATTTGACCACTACTTCTTGCTAATATTTGGTCTAGAGATAAATTGCCACCAATACTATTCATTGCTTGTGTAGCAAAATAATTTTTAATTAAATTTTTATTACCTGCTATGCTACCAACAAGGTCATTAACTGTTCCTCCTGCTTTTTCCATTTGGCCTGACAAAGCTTCTGCCCCAAATTTCATTCCTGCTTCTTGCAAGAAGTTCATATCCCCTTGCTTATAATTTGCATTATTAGAATCAACAAGATTAGCAGGAATAGGAAGAAGTATAGAACCTAATAATTTCGATTTTAAATCATCATCACTTCTTGTTACTAATGCTCCTCTACGGTATTTAAAAATTGAAAATTTTATAAAGTCTTGAGTACTATCAATTGTACTATAAGGATATCTTAAATTCTTTGGTAATTCTTCTCTCCTACCATGTCTATCTTTACCATCTCTGGTTAGACCAAAAGCGTTTAGATGTGTTACTTCTGGGTTTGCTGCTTTCCATTCTTTTGCTTTTTCAAATGCCTTCTCTTCACTTTGCTTATAACTTGAAGGAAGACCACCACTACCATATTTCTTTTTTAAAGCTGCACGTGCTTCTCTACTTTCTCTTATTTGAGCTAATCTTTCTTTCTCTGCCTTTCTCTTGCTACGATATCCCATATTTGTATCGACCTATATTTTTAACTATTTAGACGTATTTTTTGAAAAGGTATTTCTTGAGCATCAGAAAGTTCCTCTGGATAGATTTCATACACTCTACCAACCACTTCTTGCCAAGTATATTGTCTCATTTGACCCCAGTGATAATTGAATCCTTTAAACCCCCATTCAAGTATATTAGTAACCGCAACTAATGGATGTGCATCATATTGAATATTGGGAGTTTTTGGATTATATACAAAAGCATAGTATCTTCCAGCTTCTGGAACTGATACTTCTGTATTACTAACAGCATCCATTAATTCTAACATTAAATCATCTGGGTCTTCTGTTCCTATTACATTATCAATAACACCACGAATTCTATTGTGTTTATCATCTGTGGGGTAACTATCTGTCATCGGGTTATACCTAGTTCGTTTTCGGTTAATACTTTAAATTGTAATCCTCTATCAAGACAATACTCTTCAGCTGCCTTCCATTTTGCCTGATTTTTAGCATACTCACGAACTTCGTAAATATAGGTTCGTGTTTTCTTTTTCTGTGGTTTTGGTTCAATACACTGTTTTTTTGGTTTGATTTCAATCACATATTTTTTAACCATACCATTATTCTCTCTTACCTTAATATAGAAATCTGGAAAGTATCTATGAACCTTATTATCTAATGGTGAACGATATGGAAGCCAAAACTCTTCACTTCCCCATTCTAAAATATTTTGATTATTATCACAATATTTCATAAATTTTAACTCCCATAAGGAACGATAGATGATGTTTCTATAGTTTCCTTTATATTTCAAAGGATTCTTTGGTTGATATCGACCCTTATAAGACATCTAAATAGAAATAATAATATAAGTATATTTAGAGTGGCAGGAACTATTTCAAGATTTAAGATGAATGCACTTACTAAAATGGATCTTAGTAAGTTATCTTTGAATAATCAATATCAGGTTAATGTATCAGGTTTTAATGCTGACCTCAAAGAATATTTGGGAGATTATTATAGTCTACCTAATAATTATGCTACTGGTGGTGATGTTGGTATAATGTGCTGTGAAGCAACACTTCCAACCAGTTCTTTTGCAACATCAGAAGTCAAGGATAATTTTCACGGAATAAATCAGCAGTTTGCTCATACACGAATTTATATTGAGAGTGACTTTGCTTTTTATGTTGATCAAAATTATAATGTTCTTAAATTTTTTGAAGGCTGGATGGATTATATTTCAGGTGATAATAATTATAGAGGATACACCAAAGAAGATGATCAGAATTATTATAAAAGATTTAATTATCCTATGAATAATGATAAAAAGGTTGGATATAAAACTGGTAGTTTAACAATAACTAAATTTGAAAGGACACCTGGTAGTAGTGAACTTTGTTATAAATTTATTAATGCATTCCCCAAAGGAATGACATCAATACCTGTTCAATATGGCGGTGCAGACCTTTTAAAGGTTAATGTTCAATTTGCTTATGATCGTTATTACATAGATTCATCTGATCGTTCCAAATCTACAAATGTAGGTGAACCACAAAAGACTCCTTTCATTGAAGACCCTGTGGCTTGAAATTGAATAAACCCCTATAAATAAATTTACTGAAGTGTGAAAACATTATGCCTTTACCGAAGATTTCGACCCCGACTTATGAGTTGGTATTACCATCTAGTGGGAAAAAAGTTAAATATAGACCTTTTTTAGTTAAAGAGGAAAAGATTCTAATTATGGCTTTAGAATCTGAAGATACCAAACAAATTACTTCTGCTATAAAATCAGTTCTTTCTGATTGTATTTTAAGTAGAGGTATAAAGATTGATAAACTAGCAACATTTGATATTGAATATTTGTTTTTAAATATTCGTGGAAAATCTGTTGGAGAAACTGTTGAAGTGAATGTGACTTGTCCAGATGACGGACAAACTAAAGTGGAAATGTTAATTGATATTGATTCAATAAAAATTCAGAAAGATTCTAATCACTCTGATATTATTAGGTTGGATGATAATTTATCAGTTCAAATGAATTATCCATCATTAGATCAATTTATTGAAAGTAACTTTGATACTAGTAATAATAGTCAGGTCGATGAATCATTGAATGTGATTATGTCTTGTATTAAACAAGTATATAATGAAGAAGAAGCGTGGGAAGCTTCAAATTGTACAAAAAAAGAATTGAGAGATTTTGTCGAATCTATGAATTCTAAGCAATTTAAAGAAGTTGAAAATTTCTTTGAAACAATGCCAAAGTTATCCCATAAAGTCAAAGTAATGAATCCAAACACAAAAGTTGAAAGTGAGGTGGTAATTGAGGGGTTAGCATCTTTTTTCAGTTAGCTCTGGCACACGAGAGTTTGGAAAATTATTATCGTACGAATTTTGCTCTCATACAGCACCATAAATATAGCTTAACAGAGCTTGAAAATATGATACCTTGGGAAAGGGAAATATATGTCTCACTTCTCCAACAGTATATTGAGGAAGAAAACCTAAAGCAACAACAACGGAATGCCTAAAGAAACTGGTGACAATAAAAATATAATAGGGGATCTAAGGGGTAAATTTGATCCTCATTATAAGTTAGCGTCTAATGTTAAAGGGATTGAGAAAGGATTAGGTATTGAAGTTGCTCAGATTCATAAGACACTAAGTAAGTCCTTTGCAATGCAGAGGAAAACTTTAGTGAGAGTTCTTGGACTTGAGAAAAGAGTTGATGCATTAGAGGTATCCAAAATACCTAAACTTAGAGTATCTAAGAGAAAACTAAATGCAAGTTCAAGTCTTCTTGCTCCAATTGAAAAATCATCTGCTATTGGTGAAGAAGATACTTTTGATACTCCTACAAAAACTGCTACTGCTCAAGGAATTGTTGAAAGTAGTCCTCTTCCTTCTAATAATGATAATAAGAAAAAACTAAAGATTAGTAAGATAAAAGGAAGTCTTCTGAGTGGTTCTCTTTCTTCTAAAGAACCCAAGACTGATGAACTTTTAAAAGATGATACTTCTGGAAAGGATAATAATTTAGAGAAAAGAGTTGATAGTAATGAGAAAAAGATTAGTACTATTAAAAGAATCCTTCAGATAAGAAAGGATGATCAATCATTAGTAGAAATAAATTCAATATTACAAGATATTGGAAATGCATTAGCATTAGATTTTTCAAATAGAATTACACAAAAACAGGATGAAATATCAAATTTAAGATCATCTGCAGAATCTAAAAGAAGAGATGGAATTGAATCTGGATTAGAGTCAGTTAATAAGATAAGTGCTAAAGTTGGAAATGCATTTAGTGCTGTTACAGCACCAGCAAAAAATATTCTGGATAAAATTGTAGGATTCTTTGGTAATTTAGCAGCAGGATTTGTAGCCGATAAAGCATTTAAATGGTTAGCTAATAATAAAGAAGCAGTCACAGGATTCTTTAAGTTTTTAGCAGATCACGGACAGAAACTTTTAATTGGATTGGGTGTTCTTATTGGGGGTGTAATCGTTGTTAAAATTGTTAGGGCTATTATAAAAGTTGTTAGATTTGTTAAAGGTGTTGTTAGGGCAGTACATAGAGCATTTAGAATAGGTAGAGTTTTTGTTAAACGAACTCTTCCAAGATTATTAAAACAAGCACTGGCCATAATAAAAAGATTAGGAAGTCTTGGTAAGGGTTTATGGAAGGGTCTTAAAGGTGCTGGTAAGGGTGCAATAAATTTAGGAAAATCTGGAATAAAGGGTATTAAAGGTGCTGCTAAAGGTGCAAAAGCATTAGTAAAGGGCGGTGGAAAGGGATTGCTTAAAGGATTGGGTAAAGCAGGAGGAAAGGGATTACTTAAGAAGATTCCAATTGTTGGATTAGGTATGGGTGCAGCATTTGCAGTAGGAAGACTTTTACAAAGTCCTCCTGATTGGATGGGTGCAGCATTAGAATTAGGTTCTGGAGCAGCATCTATGATTCCTGGTGCAGGAACTGCTCTTAGTGTTGCTCTTGATGCTGGTAGTATGGTGAGAGATATGAAGGGCAATCAGGCAGCAGGTGAGGTTGATGCTGTTGAGAAAGATTATAAGAGTGTAGTAAATACTGCTACCAGTATGAATTTTTCACGGAGTGTGAGAAGTTCTTCCAATCTTCAATTACCTTCAAAAGGTGGTGTAACAGTTATGGATGCTATTAAATTATCAGATTCAGCAAGACAACAACCTGGTCTTGATAGTAGCGGTGGTGGAGATTCAATGCCAATGATTAATTCACAGGATGCTTCTAACTCTTATGTTGTCGATGTTGCGAAAGACTTATTAGGTATTATTGTATAATGGCAAATTCAGCAGAAAAACTAAAACTCACTGCTTCTAATATTAGAAGTTCGTTGATTAATAATAATAAGAAAGTAGCAAAATTAGATGCTAAAAAATTATCTTTGGTTCGTAGGCAGAGATTAAAAGCAGAAAGACAGGTTGCGGAGAAAAATATAGAGAAAAAGAAATCAGGTGGGCCTATAAAAAGTGTATTATCAAGCGTGTCTGGATCTGTTATGAGTTTGAAGGATAAGATATTAAATTTCTTTGGTTATCTTTTGATGGGATGGATTACGACAAAGTTACCTGTTATTATAGAGAAGTTAAAGGGTGTTTATAATTTTTTTGAACCTCTTATAAAAATTACATGGAATGTAATAAAGTTCATTGCTAATGCATTATGGAAATTTGGAGGTTGGGTCATTGGGTTGTTTAATAAGAATCAGGCAGAAAAGAATGTTGCTGCTTTATCTGAAGGTGGAGATGTTATTGGAAAAGAATTAGATTCTATTAAAGTTCCTGAACTTGATGGGAATGGGGATAATTCGCAAGAATCAACTAAAAAAATGGATATTAGTAAGTCAAACACTAATACCGAAATCGGAAAAATAAAATCATCTGAAAGTGCTCAAGAAACGAGAGATGGAAGAACTGATGAAAAAGAAGTTGAATTTACAAAGGAAACTTCTGATGAAACAGAAACTAATTCATTAGTAGGTACTTTTGATTCTCTTTTGAGTATGGATCCTTCTAAACTTTTAGGAAAGAGTGGTGGTGGTGGAAGTGGAATGTCTGGAAAGATGCCAGAAGAGGTTTCATCACTTTCACCTAATACAAAATCATTAACAGAAAATATTATTAGTAAAGTTGATAGATATGCTGGTGATTTAAAAGGTAATCTTGAGGAAATAAATACTAACACAATTGTAATGCCTATTGAAGTAGAAAAAATGGTGGGTTCTGTACAAAATGGTTCTAGCCCTTCAATATCAACTCCTGAACCTGTTCCATCTAATATCTCTTAAATATAATGTCAGTACAAGCATCAAAATACGAAATATTTAAAATTAGAGCTGCTAAGAGAGACGGTCTAGATAGAAAGAATGAAGTTGATTTAGCAAAGGGACAGTTTAGGATTGGAAACATTTTTTATTATGAAAATCTTCTATCTCCTTATATTACAGGAGTGGTTACTATAATAAGTACATCTGGTGCTGCTGAATCACAGGATGATACACAGGGAAGAAAGGGTTCTTTACATACTTCATTACCATTAGAAGCTGGTTGTGAAATTTTTATGAAAATTAAAGATCCTATAGGAAAAGGGATTGATTTTTCATCAAAATGGAATAAGCATAAGAGATTTTATGTGAATGAGGTGCAGGTAATAGAAAAATCTTCCACAATGGAAATTCTTCAGGTGAGATTTATATCCAAATTAGGCCTGACAAATAATGTAAAAAAACTTACTAGACATTATAAGGGTAATATTGTACATTCAGTGAGAAATATTCTTATAAATGAACTGAAAGTACCTATCGATGATATAAATTCTGATACTGCTAGTAATTCTTATTCATTTGCTGGAATGTCTAAACGACCATTTGATTTGATTTTGATGTTGGCAAAACAAACAATCCCAACAAATACGGCAAATCCTGGTTATTTTGCTTATCAAACTAAAGACGGATTCAATTTTAAGTCTATTGATAATATTATTAATAGTGATCCATATAAAAAAACATATCATTATGATGGAAAGGTACAATCAACACAACAATTGCAGAATGATGGAAATGATTATAAAATCGCATCATTGAAAGTAAACCAAGATCAAAATTTAATGAACCAGATTCAATCTGGAGTGTATGCGAATAAAACTGTATTTTTTAATCCTCAAACATATGCGTTTACTGAAATTGATATTAACGTAAAGGATGGAAAATTATATAAAGATCCAAAGTTCTCTACTCTTGGAAAACAACCAGATACTCCTAGTGTTGTCGATGAAGATTTTCAGGAAGGTACCAAATACCATAGAGTACAGACTGCTGTATTAAATGTTGGTGCTGAAAGAGAAGATATTGATCCTAATAACAGCCCAGAATATTATTATGCTGCTGGAAGCACTAGATATAATATATTATTTTCTCAAAGATATTCTATAACTATTCCATGTAATACTGACTTAAAGGCAGGAGATGTATTGTCTCTTGAGATTGAGGAAATAACTGATAAAAAGGAACAGGGCCCTGATCAAAAATCAAGTGGTAACTATGTTATTCAAGCACTTTGTCATTATTTTGAAGCAGAAAAGTCTGTAACTTCTCTTACTCTAATACGGGATTCTTATGGAATGCATAGTTCTAAAAATACATCTAAACCATCAGCACAATTAGTTAGTTCTGAGGATAGTCGTCCTGGAGTTAAGACTACAAGAACTGTTGAAACATCTGGAAATAGAACCACAGTAACAACTAGAACAACTGCTGATAGTACCACTGCAGAAGGACAAGCAGCATATGATGCAGAGTATGCAGCCTTTCTTGCAAGAAAAGCTGAAAGAAATAGAGGTAATTGATAATGAAAAAATTTAATTCAATGGCTGATTTTAACTCTTATGGGACTGCGACTCATGAGTTTATTGGTATAATCTTACCGTATGCGTCTCAAAAAGATCAGATTGATGGTAATGCTGGATTTGGTCATAGGTATAGAGTTGCTATTATGGGTAATCATCCCAGTGATAATTCTATAAAAGATGAGGAAATTGTTTTTGCTACTACAGCTTTAGGTGTTAGTGATGGAAGTGGTGCTGCTGGTAGACAAAAGAAACCAGCATTATCACAAGGTGATGTTGTTTTGGGAAAATTTTTAGATGGAGATAATAAACAAAATCCTCTTATAATGAATGTATTGGGGAGAACTTCAAGTACTTTTTATGGGCCTGGAAGATTTCAATCTAAAACTGGATTTGTTGGGCCAGTAAAGAAAGGAAATTTGTTAGATGGTCAAGAATCAAGTGAGAATGAAGGTATTCAGACTCCTTCTGCTAGAATTGGAGGTAGTCAGTCTAATAGAGAACAACCAACAGAGAGTTTAGAAAAGGCAGGTATTCAACCTAATAAAGTCGGTGCGGTTCCTCAACCTAAAAAAAGTGTATTTACTCCTACTGGTGATGTGAAAGATGAGATTGTATTGAAAAGAAAGATGCAAGATTTTGTTGATAAATATAACAATGAAATTATGCCATCTAGTGATGTTTATGAAGGTGTAAAAATGCATATGGATGGAGATGTACCAGATATTGGTAGATATGTTGTTGAACTTGGTGATGCAAAAATAACTAAAGGGGAAGCCTTGTTAAAGGAGGCAGGAGCTCCTCCAGAATTACAAGGGTATATTGATGAATTGAAATCAGATCCTAATTGGAAAGATAATGTAGCACACGATATTAATAAAAATCTGGAAGGTACATCATCATATCAAGCAGAACAAGTTGCTTCTGAAATTAATATATCTACTCAAGAATTTAGAAGAACACCATTTTCAGCTGCTGGTGGATCGCATCCTGTTCCAACTGATTTTGGGATGCCTATGGATCACCATAGCTAATAAATATCAATACGAGGATATACTTATATGAAAACACCAGCACCTAAAGAATTAGATCAAGCTCAGAAAGATTATTTTACTAAATTAATAGAGGCAAATCCTCCAACAGCAAAATTACAAGGTATTATTTCAGATGTTAAGGATAAGTTTCCCAGAGATTTTTCTAATGTAAATCCTATACCATTAAATCAACTTTCAGAAACTGCACAAAAGGCAAGAAGTAAGTTTATTAGAGCAGCAAAGGAATTAAATAAGTCTGATACTGATACTATGGGTAAGACTGTAGTAACAGCAAGTCCTTGTAAGGATACTACTCTTGATAAGATGTCATCAAAACTTGGTAATTTCTTTAATAAGGTTACACTTCCTAATGCCTCATTAAATTTACCTAATGAAATTAAAAATGCTGCAGCGTCATTGAGTGGTAGTATGACGGGATTTGTGAATAAAATGAGTGGAGCTCTGAATGATGAAATAATGGGTCAAATTACACAAGCAGTTGATGCTGTAGCTGCAAAGGAATTTGCTAAAGTATCTGATACTTTTCCTACAACAGCAGCAATGAAATCAATTAAAGAGATACAGGAAAGACTTATAGGTAATTCGGCACCAGTAGATGCTGCTGGTAATTTATTACCAGCTATTCCTAGTAAATTGGAACCTTTAGGTGCTGCTTTAGAATGTCTTGCTCCAAATATATCTGCAAAATTAAATGATACTATGAATGATTTGTTATCAGCAGCATTAAAAAATACAACTAATGTTCCTGCATGTGCTGTGGAAGAAATTATGGGTGCGGCAAATTATAAGATGATTAATGATATGGATGAGATTATAGCTCCACTTTTAGAACCAATATCTTCGGTATTGGATTTTAAGTTTGATACAAAAAGTTTTCTTGGTGGTGGAGTAGATCTTTTTAAGAAACTTGATACCGTATCAAAATGTGCTGGTGCTATTGGTTCTGGAGGTGGTGCTGGAGGAGCAGCAGGTAAATGTCCTCCAAGTACAAAAATAAAAATTGGTGTAGGTGCAATGCCATCTCCTTCACAATTACAAGATAAAATGAGTTTTGATAAAATTTTTAGTGGTACTGCAATTAGTCAGGCAGCAACAGATTTATCATCAGATTTTGAAAAAACATATGGTGCTTGGAATGTTTTTGGTAGTCCTTTAGCAGAGGCATCTACTTTAGGTCCGTGTTACACAGGGCCTATAACAATATGTAGCTGCATGGTATCGATAATTGGTGGAGGTGGATCTGGTGCCACTGGTGAAGTTCTTTTGGGTAGATATATTGATAAAATTGATGTAGACGATCCATATGCTGGTGTAAATAGAACAGCAAGTATTGTTGGAATTAATATTACAAAATCTGGGTCTGGTTATACTAGCGAACCACAGATATATATTGATGATACTTGCAGTCAGGGATATGGTGCTTTTGCTAGAGCAACAATAGACCAGAATGTAAATTCTCCTACTTACGGACAAGTTACCAGTATAACAATGACTTCTACGGGTGTAAATTACCCTGCAGAAGTTGATGAAGAACCATTATATGTAAAGGGAGTTGTTATCGTAAATCCAGGTAGTGGTTATAGTAAATTTGATACTTTAGAGAATTTTGAAATTTGTGGTGTAGATTCTAATGGTGGCATTACATGTCTTAATGTGGTTAATCCAATTTCTTATGATGATTTACCTGATCTAAATATTAATAGTGACACTGGAGTTGGAGCTATTTTGAGACCAATAATGTCTAAATTTAGACCTCCTCAAGGTGAAGTAATTGACGTAATTGATTGTGTAGGTAAGTTATAATGACTATTGATAAAGATTCAGAAGCAGTAAGACAATGTAATGTAGAAAGTGCTTATCTTTATACAGAAACAGGAAATCCTGCAGATAGTATATGTGGGCCTGAAGCTGGTGGTATAAAAATGACCAATGATGAAGGTCAAAGGTTCTTAATCGCACATCATCATTCAGGAATTACTAGAGTAGAAACTGAAGGTTCAATGCATTTGAATTGTGGTGAGAAAACTCCTTCTGGTACTTCTGATTTTGTATTAGTCACTCACACTGGAGATGTGGATGTAGTTGCTGATGACGGTAATGTTAGGATAAGGGCAGATAAGAATATTACTTTAGAAGCTGATAATATTATTATTAAAGCCAATGCTATTCAAATTGGTGATGGTGGCACAAGTGATGTTGCTATTAATGGATCTATTGTGAATATTTCTAGTAATGGTGGAAATACAGGAGTACTTCTTTCTATTCATGGTTTAAGTGGTTCTATAAAATCAATTGGTAAGAATTTTGTTAATAATATGACGGCTGCTATAAAGGGGATGGGATAATGACTGTTAATGCTAATTTTTCACAATCTGGAAATTCTGTATTTGAGAATGTCTATATCTATGGAAGATTACATTACCCAAATTTTGAACTTGATAGTATTACTTTAGATAATGCTACTATATCTGGTCTTACCAGTACTGGGAATTTAACCGTAAGTGATGGAGCAACCTTTAGTGGTATTACCACTTTTTATGATAAGGTTAATTTTACTGAAACTTTATCTTTTATTGATTTAGAAGTTAGAGAAAAATTAACTGTAGGTATTGGTGGAACAGTTCTTACGGCAAGTTCTCTTTTAGATCCTGGTAAAGTTGGTATTGGAAGTACGCAACCAACTGAAATTTTAGATGTTTTAGGTGTTACGAGTACAACCAAGTTATTTGTAGAAGAAAGTTCTATTTTTAGTGGTATTGCTACTTTTAAAGATGAAGTATCTATTCCAGATTTAACAGAAGACCGTGTTGTTTTTGTTGGTACAGGTAGCACATTAACAGATAGTCCTGATTTAAAATTTTATAATGAAAATCAAACTCTTTCTATTGCTGGTTCGATTGGTATAGGAACCACTATTCCATATGGAGTATTTCAGGCTAATCAAAATACAAAATCTGTCGTTGTTACTGCTGGTGGTACAATGGCCATTGGTTCAACTACACCATATGGTACTTGGACTGATAATACTGGTGATGGTGGTTTTAGTGATTCTGGTCAAGGTACATTAAGACTTTCAGTTGATGGCAGTATAAGAATTTCTAGAAATATCTATGACTCTGGAGACTCAGCTGGTGTCAATGGAATGTTCCTTCAGAGAGATGGAGATGGTATTCGTTGGACTGCCTATGAACCAAGTCTTCAGGAAGGTATTTTAATACAGGATGAAGGTGTATTTGTACCTGTTAATACTGGTGTGGCACAAACATTCTCAATTGTTAATTTCTCACAAGTTAATAGTTATGGTACTGGTACTGATACTCTTGTACCTACACTTGGTAATGCATCAACTGGTTTAGCAACAATATTCACGAATGATTTCTGGGGAGTTGTTGATGGTCATGTTGGGTTAGATACTGGTATTTACAGATTAACTAATGTTGGTATTGGAACTTCAGTACCTGAGGCTCTTTTTCAAGTAGGTGTTGCTTCAACTGCCTTTGCTGTTACTGGAATTGGTTCTGTAGGTATTGGTTCTACAAATCCTGTATATGGATTGGATGTTTATAAAGAAGCTTACTTTAGAGATAAAGTAACAGTTGATAAGCATACAGAATTGAATCTAACTTTGAATGTAGATGGTGCTGCTACATTCCAAGATGATGTAACCATTAATGCTGATAATAAGACCTTTACTATTGAGACAGAAGATGGAACTGATAAATTTAAGGTTGCTTCAAATACTGGTAATACTGATATTGAAGGTACCTTAAATGTTGCTGGTGTTACTCAAATAGAAACCAATCAAGCAGCAAGTAATACTACAAGTGGAGCTTTACAAGTTGCTGGTGGAACTGGTATTGTTGGGAAATTATTTGTTGGTGGTGATACTAAAGTAGAATCTAATACAACTTCAATCAATACGACAAGTGGTGCTTTACAAGTTGTTGGTGGGACTGGTATTGGTGAAAATTTAAATGTAGGTGGTAATTTCAAGGTTACTGGTGTTTCTACGTTTAATGATGATGTAACTTTTACGGGTTCTTCATACAATGCACAATGGGATAAGTCGGAAAATGCACTCCACTTTAATGACAATGCGGAGGCAACCTTTGGTAATACTTCAGATAATCCTGATTTACAAATATATTATACGGATGGTGATGGATCTAATGGAGGTAGTGTATTTAAACACTCTGGGGATCATGATATGCGATTCCAAGTGCCTTCTGGAAATCATGATATAGTATTTGAAAGGAGTAGTGATGGTGCTAATTTAGCAGTATATAATGCTGATGGTGCTGTAGATTTACATTGGAGAGGTACTAGTAATCCTGGTAAGAAATTCGCAACTACATCAGCTGGAATTGATATAACTGGTCATACAGAAACAGATACATTAAATGTATCTGGTGTTTCCACACATGTTGGTATATCTACATTTAAAGATGCGGTAGGAATTGGAAGCACATTAGATTTAGGTTGGCATATATCAGATGTAAATCAGGATATTGGTGTAGGTGCTGCTAAAACTGATTATAGGTTAGCATCTGTTGGTACTGGTGTATCATGGAGACCATCTGGTGTACAAACCAAGAATACTATTTGGGTTTCGATAAATGGTGATGATAATAATACTGGATTGTTAGAAGGAGATTCTAAAAGAACAATTGGAGCAGCTGCAGCAATTGCATTGGCAGGAGATACTATTATTGTTCGTTCAGGAGTTTATAATGAAAATAATCCAATTGGTCTTAGGACTGATGTTACAGTTTCTGGAGAAGATTTGAGACTTGTAACCGTTGTTCCCAATACTACAAATAAAGATGTATTCCAAGTAAGAAGAGGATGTTTGATCCAAAATATGAACTTTGCAGGTCAAAGTACTTCTACTAATCATGCAAATTGTGGTGCAGTCGCATTTCCACCAACTGCTGTTGGTATTTCTGGTGGTGTAGATTTTCAGGCAGTTACTGGATATACAGAACTTGGTCCTGCAAATGAAGGCCCTAATGGTAGATATAGAAGTCCTTATGTTAGGAACTGTACTAACTTTATGACTGGTAGTATTGGTATGAAAATTAACGGTGATTATGTTAATGCTGCATTTACAGGAACTAATGACATAGGACAAGATTTGAAATCGATGGTTTGTGATTCATTCACTCAATATAATGAAAATGGAATCGGTGTATCACTCACTAATAATGCATATGCTCAGTTAGTTTCTATATTTACTATTGGATGTGATATTGCTATTTTTGCTGGTAGTGGTGGTCAGTGTGACCTTACAAACTCCAACTCATCTTTTGGTAATGTTGGATTAAAGGCAGATGGTGTCGGAGCTGTAGAATTTACCAGTAAAACTAATACTTCTTCTATTGGTGGTCAAGATGTAATTGAATTAGCTAATGTTAGAGATGTGGAAGACAATATAAGAAAACCATTTGATGGTCAGGGTGCATATTTCTATATTAATATGGATGATTATGCTGATAGTATTGCTAGTGGTGTTGTAAATAAACCACTTCAATTTATTCGAAGTATTGATATTATTGATGGTGGAAGTGGATATAATCCTGGTAGTCCACCGAATATTACTGTTAATGCACCCCAAGGCCCAGAATCAATAATACCAGAATTTTCTGCTAATGTAAGTGCTGCTGGTAGTATTAGTTCTATTGATGTGATTGCTAGTGGAAGAAACTTCTTACCAGACCAAGAACTTACTGTTACTTTTTCAAGTGGAAATGCTACTGCTAAAGTTAATACTGACCCAATATTATTTACAGTTGATTCTGCAGAAGAACCATCAATTACTGGATTATCAACAGTAACATTTAATGAATTTATTCCATATAGTGTTGGTGCTGGAGTAAGTTGTGAGTTTGTAAGATTGAGTCGTATTATTACCAGTTCACATTCGTTTGAATATGTTGGTGCTGGTACTGACCTAAATATAGCAAACCCCTTCCAAGGCGGTGAACCTATACCTGAAAATGAAATTATAGCTATAAATGGAGGACAAGTTCCATTTACTAGTACTGACCAAAAAGGTAACTTTAGAATCGGTGACGGTCTTACGATTGACCAAACTACATCAACTATTAGAGGAAGAGACTTTAATAGAGCAATACAAGCACAATTAACACCATTAATACTAGCATTGAGATAATATGGCAATAGCACCAGTTAATAAGTTTATAAACATTGCCGTTCCTGTAGCACCTGGAGAGCAAAAGTTGTATGAGGTACCGACAGGAACCTCTGCTCTTGTTTTGTATGCTCAAGTAGCTAATGTTGGTGTCGGCACATTTCCAACTGTTAGTTTTATTCAAAGAAGATTACAAAGAAGCACGGGACTTGATAGAGATATTAGAGTTATAAAGGATGTAGAAATTCCACCAAATGATGCTGTAATCTTGGTCGATGGTAGAATGGTTTTGGAAAAAACCGCACTTGTTATTGATAGTTTATATGTTAATGGAACTCAAACGGGTGTTACTACTATTAGTAATGTAGTTTATGATGAACCTACTGGAATTATTACTGCTACTACAATGGCCACTCATGGTTTTAGTGTGGGTGATCAGGTTACATTAGCAGGTATTGCTTTTACATGTCCAGATAAAACCGCAGGTATAACAACAAATATATTTCCAGACCCACAGAAATCATATTTTGTAGATACTGTTGTTGATACTCATAGATTTTCATCAGTAATTGGAGGTGCTAAAGGATATAAGCACGTATATAATCCTGCTGTACATAAATTTATTCGTGCTAATCAAAATGCTCTTTCAAGAGACACATGGGATGATGGGGCAAGTAAGTATACTCCTACTGCTGGTTCTTATGATGGAAAAACTGGTATTGTAAAATTAACTGTTAAAGATAAAGCACTTGATATTATACAGACTGCTGGATCTATTACTCCAACTGGAGCAGCATATGATGGTAATGCTGGAATTTTAACAATTACTAAAAGTACTCATGGATTTAATGATTGGGATTTGGTAAAATTTGATGATGGTGCATTAACATTTAAATGTACTATGGATGGTAATGTTAATGAGAAAGCATATCCACGTTATGGTCAAGACCCAATGAGTGGTGTATGGAAAAAGGTTACTAAACTTGATGCTAATAATTTTGAAGTTTTTGTAGGAAGATCAACTTTTGATTTTTATGATGTAAGTGAAGCCCTATATGATCCTACTGCTGGAATTGCAACATTAACCGTTGGAACTCATGATATTGTAGCAGGAGTTACTAGCGTTAGATTAGGGACACAATCATTAGGATTTACTTGTACTGAAGGTTCAGGCACAAAGCTTTATCCTCGTGCAAGTGGTGAAGGTGGAAACTCAGGTATTGCTGATAAAGCATATAATGATGCGGTTGGAGTTGCTGCAACAACAGATACCACAATTAGTTTAGAGGTTGGTACCTCTTCAAATACAACTCCACATACTTTTGTGGCAGCAACAAAATTACAACCAACTGATGTTGAGTATACTCCAGGTACTGGAGCATTAAAACTTACGGTTGCTAATCACTTAATACAAACTGGAGATGCTATTAAGATTGATGATGGTTCTATAACTCTTAGTTGTGATTATGGATGTCAAGTAGGAGTTGCTTCATATAGAGCTTATCCTAGATCAACTGACCCTGCGAGTGGAAAGTGGTTAATTGCTACTAAAAACGATGCTAATAATTTTACGGTGAATGTAGGTGCTTCACCAGATACTTCAGAACATAGTTTTGTATCGGCAACTGCTGGTATAACTAGAAGTGTCGTTAAACTTGGTGGTGCTTATACACATACATTTGTGTCGGCAACTAGTGGTGTTAGAAAATCAACAACAAAAGTTGGAATTGCTACAGAATCATTAATATTCTCTTGTAGTCAAGATGGATTTAAGACAGAACATGCTTATCCTCGTATTGGTGATCCTGTTGTAGGATTGCAAACTGGTCCTACGGAAGTAGACTGTAACAATATTAGTTTCTATGTTGGTATATCGACAGCTGGTGGAATGGTCGCTCCACTTCAGATGGAATTTCTTGCAAGTATTCTAGAGAACAGTAATGCCTAAGTATCTTAGTGGTAGAGTTAAAAGAAGTGCTAATTCAGAGTTAAAATCTGATAGGTATACATATCTTAGTTTAGAACAAGCAGAACCAAATCCCAGTGATCCACAGACTCTGGGTATTGCTGATGGTTCATCGAGTACTGATTTTCCTGTAGGAACTAAATATCAAGTTTTTAGTGTATATGGTGATCCTAATCCTGGAACTAGATATTGGCAACCAGTTGGTGGTGGAATAATACCTGGATCTATTTCTGTATTTGATGAAGGTACTGTAATAGGTGGTGCTAATAGTATCACTTCTCTTAATTTTGAAGGAGTAGCAATTGCAGCAACATCAACACCTCCTGGAACTGGTGTTGCCGCAACAATTACTGTTGCTCCTCCAGGACATAGTGGACAATTATTATTTAATTTAAAAGTTGGAACTGGTATAACTGATTTTTCTTCATCAAATAACTTAGTATTTGATCCAAATGTTGGAATATTTACAAGTAAAACTCATTCACATGTAGGACTTGGTGGAAGTATTTTTAGTGCCTTTAGTGGAACTAGTGGGGGAGTTGGTGTTGCATCTGTTGGTATAGGAACTTCA